GGTTGCGTTGAACCTGCTACAATTCTAACATCAAATTCAGTAGAAGCATAATCGTTAAATCTTTCTACTACTTCACCAAAGCTATTATACATTGGAATATTAATAGTTACTTCATTAATTTCGCCTTCTGTTTGACCTTCTTCTGGTTGAACTATTCTAAAAACTTTTTGTGTTGTATATACAAACTGAGAAATTTCTTTAAATATATTTCCCATGTGTTCTAAAGCGGGTTCTACAATATTATTAACCCATTGTCTAACTCTTCTTGTTCCGTATTCATCCATAGCTAACATACCACGATAAGTTTCGTGACTTTGGTCTCCTACTCCTTGCATACTAGAAGATATACCACTAATATATTCTATATCAGATTTTCCTTGTTGCGTTACTGTATAAAATGCATTATTAATTGGTAATGGTTGAACTGGATTAGGAGCTTCAAATCCTTGTCTATATTTTAACATAGCTCCAGGACTACTTGAATATTTTTCCCACTCTTCTTCATCTACACTACCTTCGGTATATAGCCATCTTAAATTACTTGCAAGATTTGCATTGTGTAACATAATTTGATGCGCTTTATTTATTTCTCTTTGTTTTCCAATCATAGGTAATACTGCACCTACTGGATACGGAGTGTTTGTATAAGTAAAGCAAATAGGAACTATAGGATAATCATTTATCGGTAAAATTGTTTCATATAAATATACATCTCCAGCTGAAGCGCACATTTTAATTTGTGTTTTAAAAAAACTTACATAATCTACAACATTTTTTAAATAATTTTCATCCTTTGCTAAATCATCATATAAAGCTTTTTCCATTGTTTGTTGAACAGTCCTAGATTGTGTTTCAATTAATTGAGCTTCTAATATAGCTTGTTGTTCTTCCATTTTCATTTGAGCGTCTTTTTGCAATTTTTCTAACTCTAATTGCATTCTTTCTGGAAGCATTTCACCTTCTTGAACTAATTCTGCTAATTTTTGTTGCTCTTCAGCTAAAGAAACTTGTATTTCGTTCATCATAAATTGAATTTGTTCTTGTGCTTGAGCTTTAATTTGTTCTAACTCTTCTGGAGTAGGAGGTTGTTTAATCCAAATATTTACATAAGGAATTTTTTCTTTTGTATATACTTCATAGAAATCTATAATTTCATCTTGTTCTCCTTCTAGAGTATATGCTTCATATTCCACATCTCCTGGTTGTATTGTTTCTGAAGAATGTACATCTCTTTGAGAGTATTGTTTGCTTTGAGCTTGTCCAGACGCTCTTACAATTTTCTTTTTAAATTGAGGAAACATAGAAATTAATGCTGTTTTAGATAAGTTTTTTTGAACTATTAAATAACTAGCATCTCTAAATAAAAAATCTCTACTCATAGGGTCTATATATAAATCATAAGGGTCTATAGAGTTAAATATTACTTCACCCATTCCTTTATCAGCATCAGGGTCAATGTCAATTTTAAATAATCCCATACCTTTTACTAAAGAATCTTGTATAACATTTCCAAATAAACTTTTACCATTAGATAAATGCCAACAATGTTCAGCAATCATACTATGAACATGCGCTATGTCAGTATCGCTACCTTCTGTTCCAATTGCTTGCCATCTAGGATTATTAGCTGTAACAAAATATTTCATAATATCAATTGCAGGAGTAATACGATTAATAATAAAATCTGGCATACCCCCTTCTCTTAAATCTTCTAATTCTTGAGTTGACAATTGCTCATTTAAATAAAAATCCATACTTTTTTGAGAATCAGTAAACCATTTTTTTCTATAATAATTATTTGCTTTATCAAATAATTGTTTATTTACATCAGCTTTATTTTTTCTTCCTCTTTTTGCCATATTAATCCCTTATTTCAAAATGTGGTAAGTCATCAAAGTTATTATCTTTTAATTCTGTATCTCTATCCCAATCTCCACCCCAACGAACAGTAAGTCCCATTGAAGCCGCAATTCCCATAACAAATCCAGCAAAATATGTAAAACGTTCTCTATCTTTCCAATCTATTGGATAAGGAGCAACGTCTACAGCCAATGAAGGATATTGGTTATGTTTACCTTTAGGATATTGTAATTTACTAAACCCTTCTTTAAATAATTTGTTCTGTTCTTCTTCGCCACGATGACCTTGCAAAACAGTACAATCAAAATCTTCTACTACTCTTTCAAAAAGTTCTATCAATCTTGGGTCGCAAGTATTTAATTTTTCTTGTGATTTTTTTCCAAATCTTGCCATTAATAGTTCCTTTTTCCTACATAAGGACTTCTATCTTCTAAACCAGACTCTTCTGCTTCTCTTCTTAATTCTCCTGGCATACTAGGATTTGCTATTTCTTGATTGGTAGCTTGTCTCATATCTCCTCTACTGTAAATAGATTCATCCATTCGTTGTTCATTAGATTTAGGTTCTGGCTGAACTTGTTTTTCGTATTTTCCAGTTTCAAAATTAAATTTAATATCTTTTTGTAATTGTAATTCTTTTTTAATTCTTTTTGCACCTTTTTCTAGTGTTGGTTTAATAGCTTCTAGCATTTCTCCTACTATTAAAGGACTGCTAAGACCTATAAATCTCGCAAGAGTATCAGGTTGAATCCTTGCTTTTTCAAATGCGGCTCCTATATGACCAAGTTTATTAGAAGTATATCTCCCTACCTCCAAAGCTCCTAATCCTATTTTTCCATAAAGATGTTTTATTTTGTCTTCATCTAATTTATTTTTATCCATACTTTCCATCTTACCCATAACAATATCTTCAACACTTGCATCGCTGTATTCTGCGTCAACCATTCTATCTCCTCTACCGCTTGGTATTTGTTCGGGTAAAGAACCTTTAAACAATACTTGTTTTTCTTCTTCTGTTAAAAATTGTTGTAAGCTAGGAGTTGTTGCATAAATAAATAATTCTTTTCCAGCTTCTCCATTAGCTGGGTCTAATAGATTTAAAACTTCTTCGCTATATCCTTCACGTTCTGCATAATTTCTAGCAGTAATAGTGTTGTCATCAAAGCCTTTTCCTTTTAATATTACATACAAAGATTCAGCTTGAACAGATTGAGGTCCCCATTTTCCATCTGCTTCATCATGAGTCATAAATCCTAAATCTGCTAATTTTAATTGTTTTTTTTCATCTTGTTTAGAAAATTTATATAAATGCTCATTGCCTTCTCCTTTTACAAAATTATCCATTACCGCCTTCTCTACAACTCCTTTTCCAATTGTTGCTTGTGGTTCTGGTTTTGGAGGGTCTAGTCTATCTGCTTTATTTCTTAATTTTTCCGCTCTTTTTTCTCTCCATCCGCTAAATAATTTGTTTTTTCTATTTTTGCGAATCATTCTTTTTTCAAAATCTTCGCTACTTTCATTTTCGTATGGTGAATTTTCTGGCATAATTATTTCCTATTTTTTAAAAGTTTTTTCCGATGCTGAAATCCCAAATGAACCAAGCGTAACCCAAACAAATGAATTATAAATATAGTCATTAACCATAAGTTCTATACCTATAATTCCCATAGCTAAATCTACTATACCAAATATGCACATAAGTGCAAAAGAAAGAAATCCTATGATATTCTTTTCGTTGTATTCGTTTTTATCTTTAAATAATTCCCACATTAAGCAACTAACCAATTTTTAGCTTTTCTCTTTGGTTTATACCATCTCGGTTTATTTTCTGACTTATTTTGTTTATAATTAGGGGGAAAAGCGTGTAAATTAGCATAATATAGTCCCTCAATTGTATCATCATGAGCCATTCTTGGTCCAAATGTAATGATTTCGTTAATTAAATCAAACATATTTTCTCTAAAATATAAGGAACCTACACTAAAAATGCCAGATAAACCTGAATAAATCCTATTTCTTTTCTGTGTTCCTCCTGGTTTTTCAGGAATTACGCTAATATCGTAACGATTAATTCTCCTCCTTTCGTCATTAAGAGCTTGAAAAACACTACGATTCATAGCTACATCTTCTACTGTTGCGCTACTACAATTATATTTTTGATACAACTCAATGATATAATCTACTACGCCTTTTTTGTCAAATATTTTTCCATCAACATCTTTTGCTCCTAATGTAGGAATGCTTCTATGTCTTTCGTATTCTAATACATAACGATTATTATTTGCATCAACTGCAATAACCATTATAACACTAAAGTCTGATTCTTTTGTATCAATATCAGTAGCTGGGTCACATCCAATAAAAGTATTTACTGGAGTTTGTTCTCCGTCTTTTACAATATATCCCATTTCTTGTTCTTTGTCATATTCGTAATAACCTTCCCAATATTTAATATGTTTTTGTGTCCAAATAGAATCTTCTTCAGATTGTACTTGCATCATATATTCTTGGTAAAATTTAGAAGGCGTTCCACTATCTTGATAGAATTTTTTCTTTTCTTCTAATTTTTCTAATGGAAACCAACCAGGCCACAAAGAAGTCCCATCGGGCAATATAGCTTTATAAGTAATTACTCTCCACGCAAAATCTTTTTGGTTTTCTCCTTGACGCTCGTAATTAACGATAAGATTATTGATGAAGCTATCAAAGTGCACAGGAGTACCATTGACCCTAAGACGACCAGTATGAGGCTCAATAGCAGGATAAACAACAGCAGTAACGAGGTTACTGTTTTTAGACCTTGCTTCAGCCGTGATAGTATTTGCTTCGTGTTCGAAGTCGTCAAGTATGATGAGGTCGTATCTTTTATGCAATTTAGCACCTCCTCTAATACCCGCAACATTTGATTTACTAATGAGTTTACATCCATTGGATAACTCCACATCTTCTTCTGTCCATTTTTTTCCTTTCAAATTACCAAAGTAATATTTTATTTTATCGTTAAACTCAAAATGGTATTTAATATAGTCCATATTACCAGTACTAAGTTTTTGCGTAGCAGATACCCATGCGTAAAATAGCATATCGTCTTTAGGGCAAAAAACAAAGTCTTTAATAATTGAGCATTTAGTTAGCACAGTCTTTCCATGACCACGAGGCAAAATAACCGCTAGTTGTTTAACTTCTGGGTTATCAATAGCATCAGCCATTTCGTAATGAAATGCAGGTGTTTCACTTCGCATAAAATCATCAGGGAGAAATAACTTCCCGAATGCAATCATGTCTTTACTTGCTAGTCTTAGCGCTTCTTCCGCTTTGCTTATGTTCTGTATTTTGTGCATCTTTTTCAGCTTTTTCTTGTTGTTCTTTACGTACTTTTTCTAAATATTTTACAAGCTTTTTATCGTCTTTATTCATGCGAATGTATTTATCTAATACATCATCTATCATTAATACATGACGTTGTAATGCCTCTAATTGAAAAGACATTCCTTTAATAGCTCTCATAATATCATGTTTTGTAAGAGTGGGTTTATTTTTTGCCACCTTGACCTACCTTTCTTTTTTTATAGTATTTAGGGCTAAGCTTATTTCCATACTTGGTATTATTGCTCATACCTTGTCTAGTCTTTTTTTTAGTCTTAGCCCTTTTTTTAAAAGAGCCGAATACTCTTCTTCTCATTTATTTTTTCTTTCTTTTAACAACTTTCTTTTTCATAGTTGTTGTTTTTGGTTTTTTAGGTCTTCCAACCTTACTTCCGTATGTACCTTTTCCGTATGGCATTTTAGTTCTCCCAACAGTTTATTTTATCTTTAGTAAATTCCATAGTAATCCAACCCGTACGTTGAATCCCATAGAAGCTATAACGAGCATAGTCTGCGTATCTGAGGAACGACCCGCCTCTTACATACCATTTTCGTTTTAGACTTTCTTCTCCGTCTTCTATTGTCAATGAATCAATTGGCTTACAATACAACTGATGATTATGTCCTAAAAAGTATACATCTCCATCAGAATAAACCGAAGCCATTTTATCCAATTCTGTGTCTCCGTTTTTAGCTCCACTCTTTCCGTGTCCACTAACAAGAAACCAATCTTTTTCGCCAATAGTTATTTGTGCGTATCCAGGCAATCTAAAATATGGAACATCCATTTCACTTGCTAAAGTCTTACATACATCAAAATCTAGTATGTTAAAACTTCTTAGATAGTCGTGATTCCCTCCTCTTATAAATAGGCACTTATCCTGTATGGGTTGTACCAGTTTTAAGAAGCTTAGATATTGCTCTTCTGGTGGAATACTTTGCCCTCTTTGATTTATTTTATAATTAGGGGGAATCAGTTCTATCATATCTCCATTACCAAACCATCGTGCATTTGGGTCTTCATATATAATTTTAATTGCCTCTTGAAATTTTTTCAAATCAAATTCGTGTGCTCCTACGTGTATATCTGTTAATCCGTGTACTCGTAGCTTTTCATTGCTTTTTACTTGGAATAGTTTTCCTGGCTCTATGTGCTTCTTGTCGTATTCTTTTACATCAGAAGGTATTGGTATAGAAAACCATTTTCCGCAAGACTTACAGCTAAATTGTTGTTTAACAGTATCTTTGTTGCGTTTTTTACCTTCTTTTTTTGTCAACATACTACTACAATGTGGACATATCATGTGCTTTCCTCCTCGGAAGTTGTTTCTGGAAGTATAGCTCTTGATGCTCCTTCTATTTCTTCGGGACTAAACCCTTGGAACATTCCAACTACCCCAGTTTCTATTTTCTTAACTTGATTACCTAGCGTACCGATTGCTTTCCCTAGTTCTTTTAAAGATTGCAATGCAATATTCTGGTCTTCACTTGTATCAGCTAATTGTTTTAGGGAACCTAATATATATGCATGGTCAATCCCTAGTTCTTTCGCTATTTCTTTTGAAGTTTTTTCTATTTCACTCATTACTCGCTCCTGTTTAAGTAATACTACAGCTTTTTTTCTAGCCGTATTACGATTTTTTTCAGTAAATGCTTTCATATAAGCACTCACAGCGTCTTTTCCTACTGCCACGCTCGTGGCAAAAATTTTTTCCCTGTTTGTACAATTCGACCTCTCCTTTACCCTAGAGGAAGTATTCTTGATTTTGGTGCTAAATGTGTAGCGATTTGGGTGTTTCTCAAAGTCAGTATCCATCACAGTTTTCTTAGAGTTGATAAATGTGCCAACTATTGTTCTTACATACCCTTTAGATTGTTTATAGTTTTTAGAATCTTTTGGATGTGATAGATTACTGGAAACCTTTAAAAGTTGAACAATACGACCATCATCACTCTTTACCCAATCACCTTGTTTAGCATCTCTCCATTCGGAGTGAAGTATCCCTTTGGGATGGTCCTTTAAAAACTCCTCTTTTGTATCATATACGTAATGTCTTGTATGTTTAATCTTTCTACTTTCCACGTTTTGCTAATTGTTTGTGTAGAGATTCTATTAAATACATCACATCTTTATGTATAAAATATTTTCTACCATTGATTTCTATGGGTACACTTTCGGTTCCTTCGTCAGCATCGCCATCATTTTCTACATATTCCATTGTCATATCTTCATCTTCTAAGATTTGTTTAGACAACTTCCTTTCTAGTTTAACCAAGCGTTCAATATGTCCCAAGATTCGTTCCTGGTCCTCTTGTGATAACCTAGCTAACCAATTAATTGATGTACCCATACATTTTTTCCTTGACATAATACATAAAACACTTTATCTTCAAGTAATCTACGTAGCTATCGCAGATACTAGTAGATAATAGTAGATTATGTAGATTTCTTTTTCTTTGGTTCTTTCTTTTTCTTTAAGTCTTTTGCTTTTATCTGTTCGTTTCTAACGTGTTCTATGGCGTTTTCTAATAAGCGTTCTTCCATTTGCTTTTGTAGACGTTCTCTATCTTCTTTTTCTTTACGTGCTACTCCAGTTAATGCCTGGTTTCCACTTAAATCATCGCTTGTAATTCTGCTCATAAATGCTCCTTTGTTTCTACAATCTAATCATACCCCATGTTATTTGCAACAAAAAATTGTAGGATTTTGAAATGCACCTATATAGAGAGGGGGTACCCCTTGTCTGGGGTTTTTATACTAAGAAAATTTAGTTGAGTTTAATCTAAACATGGAGGAACTATGATGTTCGATAAGCAAGCCTTATTCAACGTTGGAGTCCAGCTCACTATATGTAAGTTAGAGAAAGATGCTAATAGCAAGTATGGTCTATCTCCTAACAAACTATGGTATGCCCTTAGTCAGATTATAGACAAAGGCAGAGAATGGAACATCGATGGATTTAGTGGTGGTAACGTCATGGATGCGTTGTTTGCACAAGCGGGGCCTAATATAGCTAGTCTAGCTAAACAGGTCGATGCAGCAGAAGGCGTAACCAAGTAGTACGATTAAAGGGATGACTTAGGTTGTCCCTTTTCTTTCATTATCCTATTATTATTGTTATAAACATGGCAGATATAGTGTGTATATGGTTTAAATAGATAAACATACATAAACATACTACTATTTATACACATCATGTGGATAACATGGGGATAAACTTCAATATATCATTTCCTTGTAGAAACGAGAGAAAGAAAGGAGGTGATATATATGCGATATATACATATTGCATCTGAACTACATAGTGATGATAAAGGTCGCTATTTAGTCATTATTGATACAGGTAAGACTGTAAAGATATATGATTTAATAGACCTTTTTCTATATATATGTAAGTTCTTTAAAGGGGCGCTGTAGTGGTGTCCCTTAGATAATTGATACACGTTTATACAATACTACGG